GATCGAGAATTAATAGTTCAAGATTTTTAACTTTTATATTGTATCTCAACGATGTAGCAGAGGGAGGTGAAACAGAATTTTTGTTTTACCCTAGAAGAGTACAACCAAAAGCAGGACGATTACTTTTGTTCCCAGGTGCGTTTACACATTCGCATCGAGGCAATCCTCCGTTAAGCAATACTAAGTATATCATAAATGGTTGGATAGAATTTTAGAACCCCGCGTTAACTCAGCGTAATAGAGTTAGGTAATTGCTACACCTTAATAGCACGGTGCATTGGATCTTACCGCAAGGCTTGTTTAAAGCGACTTGAGAAATCACAAAGGCGGGGACGCTATCCCGTCTAAATGGAAAAGAACGTGGACAGAGTAACAGCTCAGTCTAGGGCCCTTGTGGTGAGGGTAGCTAGACACTTTAATCAAATACATTTAACTTAAACCATAGGTTAAGTAGTAAGGACGGCACACCAGGTTTTGATCCAAAAGTGATAAGTGTATTTGATTAAAGTGCGGGACTAGTTTAGTGGTAAAACGGCAGTCTTCCAAACTTCAGTTACGAGTTCGATTCTCGTGTCCCGCTCCAAATAACGGTAAACTATATGAAAAAAATAGCAGTAGTAGGTCGCGGAACTGCAGGAATGTTAGCTCTAACACATTTCTATCGCTGGGCTAAAAATTGCGAAATAGAATTATATTATGACCCCAACGTAAATCCTCAAGCAGTTGGAGAGGGTTCTACGTTGGATTTCCCCGCCGCCTTATACGAAAATATTGGATTCGCACATGATGATTTAAAACATGTAAACGGATCATTCAAAGGCGGAATTTATAAAACAGGGTGGAGTGATGGAACAGCATACACCCATCATTTCATACCTCCAGGAGTTGGCTATCATTTTAATGCAGTCAAACTGCAAGAATACATTCTAAATCAACTTAAAGATAAAGTTAAAATAATTGAACGTGCTGTTTCAGCAAATGACATTGATGCAGATTTTGTAATGGATTGTTCTGGCAAGCCTACATCGTATGACGAATTTAATCTTACAGAATCTATCCCAGTCAACTCAGTACACGTTACACCTTGTTACTGGGACCATGCTAGGTTTCAGCACACGCTAACACTAGCTCGCCCATACGGTTGGGTTTTTGGTATACCATTACAAAATCGTTGTAGTATAGGCTATATGTACAACAATACAATAAACACACTTGACGAAGTTAAAGAAGATGTTAAGCAGATATTTGCAGATTATGATCTAACTCCAAGTACAGATTACAACACATTTAGTTTTAAAAATTATTATAGAAAACAAAACTTTGCTGGCAGAGTAGCACACAATGGTAATGCTAGTTTTTTCTTAGAACCACTAGAAGCAACCAGCATAGCTTTAATGAATGTTATCAACAAAATGGCCTATGACAGTTGGTTTAATAACGGCAATGTAGATATGCTTAATAAAGATTATACTGACTATGTGCAAGAAATTGAAACAGTCATTATGCTACACTATTTTGCTGGATCAGAATTTAAAACACCTTTCTGGGATTTTGCTCAAGAACGTGGAGAAAAAATTATAGCTCGTGCTAAACACAATACAAAGTTTAATGACTTTGTTGAGCATTCAAAATTAGAAAAAGACATGGCATTAAGACTAGACGGCAATTATGGCACATGGGGCGTAGCATCGTTTAAACAAAATCTAGAGAATTTAAAATTATATGAAAAAATTGCTGGCTGTAAACCTACTAGCACATGATTGTAATATTTCCTATTACGATGGTAACAGTCTACGCTATCTAAAATTAGAACGATACGAAAACATTAAAAAATATTCGTATCCTAATAATTGGCAATGGTTACATACTATTAAAAAAGTTTGGGGAATTGAGCTAGCAGACGTTAATGATATTGCTGTACACTTACCCATAGCCGATGAAGCCAACACTTGGTTTTTAAATCATCCTAGTGTTCATATTTTAAATCATCACTACTGTCACGCATTAAGCACATGGATGCTTACTGAACAAACTCCAGACGTACACATTGTTATCGACGGATTAGGCAGTATGAAAACATGGAGTGTTTATCGTAATGACAAGTTAATCGATTCTGGAGATTTATCTACAGGGTCAATTGGCTTCGCTATGCGCGATGTTGGATATGCGTTAGGTATTAAAGCTTCTATACCCGATGACGTTGCAGGCAAGCTCATGGGCCTACAATCATACGGCACAGTTGATCAAAACTATTTAGAGTTTCTACAGCAATTCGATATGCGTAGTATACATGATATCTTTTCTAAGGAACATTGGTATGCTTTTAAAGGTGATCAATTATTAGGTGATCTTACATCTTTAGATTGGATTAAAACTGTACATACCTATATGGGTTCTGTACTGTTAAATTTCTTTAAGCAGTATGCTAACAAAGATGATGTGATTAGTTATACAGGCGGTGTAGCACAAAATGTAATCTGGAACACAGAACTTAAAAATTATTTTCCCAATTTGATTATTCCTCCGCATTGCAGTGACGAAGGAATAAGTCTAGGTGCTATAGAATGGTTACGAATTAAAAACGGATTGCCAAAGTTTAAACTAGATAACTTCCCTTACATTGTAGAGGATCAAGCATCTAGTACTCCTACTATAGATACAATTAAACAAGCCGCACAGTTACTAGCATCTGGTAAAACAGTTGGCTGGTATCAGGGACATGGAGAACTTGGCCCTCGTGCGCTAGGTAATCGTAGTATACTAATGAACCCTAGTATACCAAACGGACGTGAAAAGATTAACAGTATTAAGAACAGAGAAAATTATAGACCGTTTGGTGCAAGTGTTCTAAAAGAATATGCTAGCGAATATTTTGATTACAAATTTGATGATGATTATATGTTGTTTGTAACCAATGTTTCTAGCAATGAATTAGGCGCTATCACACATACTGACGGCACTTGCCGATTACAAACTGTAGGCAATAACAATCCTGTGTTTAGATTACTTCTAGAAGAGTTCAAAGCACTTACAGGTTTGCCTGTACTACTAAACACTAGTTTAAATACTGCTGGCAAACCTATTGCAGGGCATATAGAAAATGCTAAAGAATTATTTTATAATAGTGCAATAGACTGCATGATTATCGGCAATGAAATTTTATTAAAATGATAGAAATCTACGATAACTTAATTCCAGTAGAACAACAAGCGTTTGTTGAAGATGCTATGACAGACGGTGCATTTCCTTGGTACTTGACTAAGGCTACTGTAGAGGAAAAGAATTACGAATATTTAAATTCATATCTTCCTAAGGAACTTTGGAAAGATTATCAAGTAAAAGAATATCCGCAGTTTATACACATGTTCTATACTATTGAAAAACAAGCATGTAGTCCGGCATACTCTAGTATTGCTGTTCCACTGTTTGAAAAACTAAAACAACATATTGTGTTTAACGAATTTTTAAGAGTTAAAGCAAACTTACAAACACAGTGTAATTTTTCTAAAGAAGAATTTACTAACATGCCTCACTTAGATTGTTTAATTGATCACAAGGTAGCATTATACTATGTAAATGACAGTGATGGGGATACATTATTTTTTAACAATGACGGATCAATACTGAAACGTGTTAGTCCTAAAAGAGGTAGATTTGTAATTTTTAATGGATCACAGTTTCATGCTGGTAGACATCCAAATCAATCTGAAAAACGTGTAGTCATAAATTTTGACTACCGCTAGATAACAGCATATATATATTTTTAAAAGGAACTCACATGAGAGCAAGTCACATTTTGGTAGATACATTAGAGCAGGCTAAATCAATCCTAGCAGAAGCAACACCGTTGACATTTCCGCAACTAGCTATGCAACACAGCAAGTGTCCAAGCAAAGCACGTGGCGGAGACTTAGGAGACTTTGGCCCAGGCATGATGGTAAAGCCATTTGAAGATGCTACTGTATCAACACCTGTTGGGTCTATTAGCCAACCAGTACAAACACAATTTGGTTATCACTTAATTCATCGTACAGCATGATAATTGATCAAAATGATCTTTGTCGCAAATATGATTACAGTAGTTTAATCACAGCCGCCGATACAGAATCAGCCATAGGCATAATAAAAAATATTATAGATAGCGGCAACTACTTTAAGAATAGTCCTCCGTTCCAAACACAAGAAAATTTGTTTGGACGTAGTGAGGATATTTGGTTAAAATATCGCATGACATTTTTAACCAGTGTATTTCTGTACTTAGGAAAAGAACACAAAGTCAGCAATATGATGGCTTGGAGTTTTATGACTAATCTAAGTACAGTAGAGGATCGCGACAAATATTGGCATCATCATAATAAACACAGTGGGCAAAGCCTAAGTGGCATAATGTATTTGCACATACCCGATGATGTTAACGATTTTGATACTTGCGGAACTGAAATAGCCCCAAATGGGCCCGAATCAGACGGCAAGTTTTTTATCAAGCCAAGTTACTACACTTGGCTAATTTATCCCAGCAATACTTGGCATCGCCCGGGAATTGTGCAGAGTAACAAATATCGATTTATTTTAGCCGCAGACATTGACTACGAGTAAATTAGATGTTATAATAACATTTTAACGGAGATACTAATGAAAAGTAGAATTCTAAGTCGTGGTCCACAAATTGATCGTCAACTATGTGTTACCAACGCAGGGGAAAATGTATACAATCTCATCATAGCCGCATCAATTCGTGCTAGAGAAATCCGTAGACAGCACAAAAGCAGTGAAAAATTTGAACACATTCATCCAATTGTAACTACCCTTTTAGAAATCCAAGAAGGTAAAATCGATCCAATTGAATACCTTAAACGTGTAAAATAATTAGTGCAACGGTGGCAGAGCGGCCCAATGCAACGGATTGCAAATCCGTAAAACCGGGGGTTCAAATCCCTCCCGTTGCTCCATAAATAGTAATTGAGTTAAGGAATTTATTATGAGAGAATACGAAAGCATACAAGGTGAAAATTTAGAAGAATCGGATATGGCACAGTTGCTATCAGTAACTGCAAACGCAGATGCTGTGGCTAAGTTTCGTGCTAGTTTACCAAAGGGTCCAAGCCTAACACATTGCGATGACTGTGGAGAAGAAATCCCAGAAGCACGCCGTAAGGCAGTTATGGGTTGTATGATGTGCATTGAGTGCCAACTATTTCACGATCGCCGTAAACAACGAGCTTAAAATGAAATATCCTAATTTAGTCGACTCTATTAAAAATGTAGTTAAAAACTCCCCTGCAAGATGCGGCAGAGTTTATTTCGATTGTGTAATAACAAAAGTAGACAATACTATCAAAATAAAATTTTCTCCTACTGTCGAGTATTTTAAAATAGATAATAGAAAAGATGATGAAGGTATAATGGCACATTCTTTTAGCTTTTATGAAAGCCATCATCATACTGGATTAGCTATAGGTGCATTAGAATGTTTTTTTCAAAATAACGGAATTCCTTACAACATAGATGAGTCTAATTCACCAGAATATTTTGAGGTATTAGTAAATGTATAATCTTACATTAAATCATACGTTGTCTCATGCTAACAGATCGTTTGATATTGATACACCTGTAGACGAGGATACTGTAGCATATTTGAATTATATGATAGATAAGTTCTTGGGAGAAAATCCAATTGCTAACAAGAGCGTAATTCAAGACAAAGAAATTATCAAAAAACTTTATTATGTAGGTATTTGGAACAGAGACGGCGAGTACAACGGCGAGTACAAACTTCCTTCATTATGGGCACCATTAATAATTGTTCTTCCACCAGTTGATCGAACAGATGGTAAGGCTCTAATCAATCTTGGTAGATTTTATTCTAAATTAGGAATGGAAGTACTAAAGCGAGGATATGCGCTAGCTTTCCAAAACAGTTTAGACTATCATGATCCAAGAGTGCGTGAGTTGCAAGAGTACTTACACATTGATTATGATTCTTTTGCCGCATCTAAAAATGATGACGACTTTCCTGTAAGAACATTTATCTGTATAGGTAAAAAATTAATACCTGATAGTCCCCATAATTGGGATTGGACTAGAGCTGAGTTGTTTGAATCTTGTCCAAAACTTGACGTTGATTTTGTTAAGGATTACACATGATAAAATTAGAAATCGTCAGCGTAAGACCACTAGATAAGAAAAAAGTTTATCAATTTTACAATAGTGATCTTGGTATTAAAGAATACATTAAAACAAATTTTAAAGATACTAATAAACTTATTGGCGTCAACACTACAATTAGCGAAGACTACACCACTGAAACTAAAGTACTAATTTTTAAATCACAAAAAGATTATGATGATTTTGTAAACGATGAAATCCTACAATATCAAGAAAATGTTATCCGATTTAAGTACAATAAGTATCACGGCATAACTAGCACAACAAAAATAACAGAGATTTAATCTGTGGCAATAAAACAACACCCTGCTTGACAGGGTGATTGTTTGAGCTTATAATAGTATTAATGATAACAATAGAACATAAAGAAGTAGAAGTAGAGTTTGAAACTCTAACCCAAGCAATGGATTGGGCAAAAGAATTAGGTGAGTTCGTAACTATTAAAATTAATGGTATGGAACTTGTAGGCAAGTTTGGTGCGGACAGTATTGTAAACGGCAAGTGTCCAGATGGTGTTGATTATACTTGGATGAAAAGGAGAACACAATGACATTAGCAGAAAGTATTAGATCATTTGCGCTAGCACCTGGCGAATTTGACAAGTATCGCATGCCAGGAGTTGAAAGTACTGTCTTGTTTGCATTTGGTGAGAATATTGGATTCAACGATATGTTCTTGAGAAACTTCGACGGTGAATACGTTTATAATGTAGAAATGGATGCTAAAATGCGTACATTTGCGTTGTTAGTAGCAGAGGCAATCGTATCATGAAAATTAAGTTTGATAAAGACACTATGCCCGATGAATTATACAATGCGCTGTTACAGCATTTTGTAAACGAAGCAGTTGGGCTAGGTGTTGAAGTAAACAAATTTACCCAGTTTAACAACTGGATTGTAGAATGCGAAGTGGACGCAAAAGAATCAGTGCATTAAGGAGTAGTTATGCCTAAGTGTTATCAACTAATTGGGGTTCCGGGGTCAGGAAAGAGTACATGGGTTAATTCCCAAACTTGGACAAACAAGTGCGCATACATTTCTACAGACAAGTTTGTAGATGCACATGCACATAATGTTGGTAAGACTTATTCGGAAGTGTTTAAAGAAATTATGCCTAAGGCTGTTGAAATGATGGCCGCAGAAGTTGTCGAAGCACGAGAAGACGGTAAGGATATAATTTGGGATCAAACTAGTACTACTATAGCAAGTCGTGAACGTAAGTTTAATATGTTGCCTGATTATGAACATATTGCTGTAGTATTTCTTACTCCTGATGCAGACGAGTTAGCTCGTCGATTGGGTAACCGCCCTGGTAAAGTTATTCCTCAGGAAATTATGGAAAGTATGATTGCTAATTGGCAAGAGCCAACTGAAGATGAAGGGTTTACAGAAATTTGGAGGGTATAATGCCTTGGATTCAAAATTGTGCGGCTGATGATATCCCAAAAGGATTTCATGTCGCAGTAGGTGAAAACAGTATGCTGATCCAAATTGCGGATCCTGCTAGCTGGTTCCCTACTTCAAAACATAACTTCAAAGAAGTTCATCGATTTGAGTTTCTGGACGTAGAAGAAAAGGATCACGTCGATGACGAAGCTATGAAATGTAGTCATGAGCAGGCCGCAGAGCTTGTTCGTTTGCTACAACACGCATTAGACAATCGCATGGACGTAATTGTTCATTGCTTTGCAGGTATTTGTCGTAGTGGTGCAGTATGCGAAGTTGGCGTAATGATGGGTTTTCAGGATACAGAACGTTTCCGTAGCCCTAATTTGCTAGTCAAGCATAGAATGATGAAGCACTTGGGCTGGACATACGATGCAGACGAAAAACCAAACATCGATGACTGGCGCAAGTTTACAAACGATTTTTAAGAAAGGAGGGGCTTATGCCTAGTGTATTTCTAGTAAGTGATACGCACTTTGGTCACAAAGGCGTATGCCACTTTACACGTAACGATGGTGTTACAAAACTCCGTCCTTGGGATACTCCTGAGGAAATGGATGAAGCAATGGTTAAGGCGTGGAACGAACGGGTAAAACCCAATGACAAGGTCTATCACTTGGGCGATGTTGTTATTAATCGTAGAGCACTGCCAACTCTTGCTAGACTTAACGGCGACAAAGTTTTAATTCGTGGTAATCACGATATTTTCCCTGATGTAGAGTACAGACAGTACTTTAGGGAGCTTAGAGCTTATCACGTTATGGATGGTATGATT